GGAATAACAGCTAAAAGTGCATCATCTGCACCACTCACTTCATTTAAATATAGGTTCATGTTATGAATCCTCTATAAAAGTAAAATAAGAAGAGCAAACACTCGAAGAGCATTTGCTCCCCGCGTTGAACGTCCGTCCAACGTGGAAACATCTTCTCATAACTATACATATTCGTCAAGTACTTATTAAAATCCTTATTAATCAATGACTTACAGGGCGGTAATCGATAACATTTATATTCTCTATAGGTTACAAGGCAACAGCACCGCCCCCCCCACTCGGACACGCCCATGACGTTGTGCCCCCATATAAGTAAACCTCTCATTACACGCCCCAAAAAATCAGAGTGTAAAGTTTTAAATACTTGCTTTTTTATTTTTTAACACATATATTCGGATTTATGGATACATTCCCTTTAAAACATACTAAATGGTCTGACCGGTTAGCGTTCGATGTTGCGCTGATGCTAGAGAAAAGCGGGGAGACTGTAGACGAGGTTATCGCCAGACATAAGATTACTTCAGACGATATGCTGAAATTTAACAAAGACCCAGTATTCCTGAAGAAAGTAGATTCATATCGGAGCGAGATACAGGAGAAAGGGATAACGTTCCGTCTTAAGGCTCGGGCACAGGCGGAAGAACTCCTGACAACATCATGGACGTTGATACACAGTGCTGAGGTAAGCCCTAGCGTTAAGGCTGATCTTATAAAATCCACTGTAAAGTGGGCTAACCTTGAACCTAAGAACGACCCCAACCAAATGGAGAATACAGGTGGGGTTAAGATAATGATAAATCTGGGTGGGGAAGAAAAAAGTATGACTGTTATAGAAAGTGAACCTGTAGAAGAGGAAGTGACGGAAGATGAATTTAGAGCCATTGAGTCTGCTTGATCTTTTTAGTGAGCAGTACGAAGGACTGCCAGCACAACGATTTGAAAGGCTCGCTGATTTTTATGACTTCATTGAAGTGCTTATGGAGGGAGGATTGTCCTTTAGGGTAAAACTTATCAAGGGTACTAAAGATAAACGTAGCCAGATCATAGTTATACTTATAGAGAATTTTGACAAGTTTGTAGATAATGTAATAGAATTCAGGGGATCATTAGAGTGTCCACATTGTACGGAAGCTCTTAATGATGAATATTGGTGTCGGAACTGTGGATATATAAATTGGATGGATATAAGTGGCACTAGACATTGACTATACGCCACCACTCACTGGCAAAGCGTTTATGCAATCGGACGCACAGATGCGGACGCTTATGGGACCAGTTGGGTCGGGTAAATCGGTAACCTGCTCATTCGAGATCGTGAGAAGGGCTACCATGCAGGAGCCCAACGAGCAAGGGATACGCAAGACTCGGGCTGCTGTTGTACGTGAAACTGCCAGGCAATTACAAGATACAACAATAAAAACGTTCTTGGACTGGTTTCCACCAGGGGTGTGTGGCACCTACATGCGCACGACCAAGACTTACTTCTTCAAAGTAGGTGATGTCGAGTGTGAAGTAATGTTTCGTGCACTTGACGATGCAGATGACGTAGCCAACCTGAACTCCTTAGAATTGACATTCACTTGGTTTAACGAGTGTAAAGATATACACCCGGAAATTGTAGACGCTATGTCTAAACGTATTGGTCGTTTCCCGTCTAAGAAAGATGGTGGCCCTACTTGGCATGGGATGTGGGGTGATACTAACCCACCTACTATGGATACGTGGTGGTTTTACCAGATGGAGCATCTAGACCCTAAAGATGGAGTAAGTCCTAACGATAATGGGTGGGATGTATTTAAACAACCATCCGGCAGATCAACTGATGCTGAGAATATAGAGAATTTACCTGAAAATTACTACGATACACAGGGTCGTTCAGATGAATATATACGTACTTTTATAGATGGGGAGTATGGATTAAGTCTTTCAGGTCAGCCTATTTATAAATATTTTAGACCTGATTATCATATGGCACATGAACGTTTACGTCCTATTATTAATGGGACAAGACCTATTGTTATAGGGATGGATTTAGGACTCACACCTGCTGCTGTTATAGGACAGCAAGATGCAAGAGGTAGAGTATTAATACTAGGCGAAGCTGTAAGCTTTGATATGGGTATACAAAGGTTTACACGTACAATATTGAAACCACTTATAATACAGAAATGGTCTGGCGCACCTATACTTGTGATTACTGATCCAGCTGGAATACAGAGAGCACAGACAGATGAACGTAGTGCTGTAGATATAATTAAAGCAGAAGGGTTAAGAGTATTCCCAGCTAAGACCAATAATATATCTGCAAGAGTGAACTCTGTAGATGAATTTCTTATGAGACAAGTAGACGGAGACTCAGCATTTCTGGTAGATCCAAGTTGTACAAATTTAAAAGCTGCAATGATGGGCGGTTATAGGTATCATCCTAAGAATGGAAGTATAGATAAAAATAAACATTCCCATGTAGCTGAAGCATTACAATATCTTATGATGCATATAAACACAGCAGGAGAAGGAGCATTACTAACACAGAAAAGAGAAATAAAACGCGTAGCATCAGCAGGTTGGACATGATATTAGATCGACGATGGTTATCTCCTACTTATACACTCATCCCCATCGTTAATCGGCTCCACTAAGTTTAATCGCTTAGTGGAGTTTTTATTTATAAATGTGTTGACAGATGTATATTTTTTTGTATATATTTGTCAGGATGTGTGTAACTAACTTTTATTAACAGGAAATAATATGGTAAACAACGCTAGAAAAATCCGTAAGAGAATGTCAACTTTAACACCAGGTTTATCTGGAATGCTTTATGCTGCATATAAAGGTAAAGGTGGTAAAAATAAATCATCAAAGGTAATGTCTAAATCTGGTGCAGACTTAGATACACATAAAGTCGATAGAACGGTTAAGAAAGAACCTGCTACTCCTAAAATGCGGGGTTACAGAGATAAATTAGCAACTAGCATTGCAAAAGATAAACCTACGTCAATACTAATGGCAAAGGCCAAATTAAGGAAGCCTGTAAGTAAACAAAAGAATAAAGTTGAAGCTGGTAGTGCTGAACATATGTCTGAGACATTCCGTAGACGTTTAGGGGGAGTATAATATATGACTATTTTACTTAATGCCCACGCAATTACAGCAAATCAGACTTTAGCTACAGTAGGTAGAACACTTTCAGTACCACACGATTGTACTAGTATTACTATCGAAGCTAATTTCGTACGAGGTGGTGGTGGAGGTACAGCTAAAGCTTATGTCCAGACTAGTTTAGATGGTGGTTCTACTTTTATTGATATTATGTGTTTTGCGTTTACTACTTCTAGTTTAAGGAAAGTATTAAATGTAACACGTAGTACAGCTGTAGTTGCTGATGTTATCCCAACTGTTGGGTCAATGACAGATGATACTTCAATATCAGGTATTATTGGAGATGTTATACGAATTCAATTTGTATCAGCTGGTACTGTTTATAGTGGTACAACTACTTTAGATATGTTTGTACAAATGGGGAGTACTTAATATATGGCATCTGAGTATAAGAATAAAACAACAAGAGAATATCTATATGACAAAAACTATTTATCTAAAGGGCATAAGTTAGAAAAAGATCCTAACTTAAAAAAGATACCAGAAGCTAGACAAGGTAGAGATGCTCAATATGTATTTGGTGTAAGCGGAGAAGAAGGATCTTTTTCTAATGCTAGAGAACAGTATGAAAGGGAAACCGGAGGTTCAACTGGTTTTGGTAGACCTTTTGAGCTTAATGCTTATGGTGATCCAACTTTAACTGGAGCTAGAGGTAGGACTAGATCCCAAAGAGAAGAATTTGTACGTGATAGTAAAAAGGGAATACATTACCAATTAGAAGAAGGTGGTGACCCTGCTAGCGGACCTTATAGGAAAGTAGATTACGTAAGAGAAGAACTTACCCCAGACCAAAGACTTAACCCGACTCATTATGTTAAACCTAATCAGTCTTATAATAAAACTGTATTAAATCCTCATTGGATGGATACACATGTAACAGATACACAAACTGGACGGCCTATAGAAAAATTGGGGTTTAAAGAAATAAGACGTGAAGGAAAACAAACAAACAGGGAGCTTGTTAGGGACCCAAATCTTAATAATGAATATATATTAAAACAAAGAAGAGCTGAAACAGAACCTTTTCGTAAAACTATAGGTAATTATCATCCAGAAAAAGATAGGAGAAGTTTACCTACTGAAGGGATGATGTATACACAGGAACTTTTAAATAAGAAATAACTAATTATGCCCGGACTATCTATACTAAGAGTTGTCGGTAATGAAGATCTTGTAAAGCAGGAAAAAGAACAAGCTGCTAAAGATTTACAAGAACGACAAAACGAACCTTATCTTATAGGGCTGACATCGCATTTACATTCTTGCTGGGATGCTGCGCGACAAGCTAAAAAACCTATAGAGAATATAATGCTTACAGCTATGCGCCAACGCAATGGTGAGTATGAAGCTGATAAGTTAAGACAAATACAGGATCAGGGTGGGTCTGAAGTTTTCATGATGATTACTGAAGTAAAATGTAGAGCTGCAGAATCATGGCTTAGGGATATTTTACTTGATACTGGTACACCACCTTGGGATTTAGAATCTACCCCAATACCTGATTTATCCCCTAAACAGAGAAAAGAAGTACAGGATATATTTGCCAATAAAATTTTAGGTATTATTGAGGGTACTGGGCAAGCTCCAACTCCAGAAGATATGGATCAAGTACGAGAATCAATAGGCCAAGATTTTAGATTTTCGATTTTACAAGAAGCGCAGAATCGCGCGGATAAAATGAAAGTTAAGATAAGTGATCAATTTGCTGAGGGTGGTTGGGCTGAATGTTTCAATGATTTTATTACTGATCTTGTAACTTTCCCATGTGCCTTTGTTAAAGGTCCTGTTATAAGACGACAACGTAAACTTGGTTGGGTTACTGATGAGAGCGGTGATACATATGCAGAACCTGATGAAGAATTAGCTCCAGAATTTGAGCGTGTTGATCCTTTTAATATGTATCCAGAACCTGGAATATCCAGAATAGACCAAGGGTATATGTTCCAACATCATCCCCTTTCCCGTGTGGAACTATCTGAACTTATAGGAGTTCCAGGATATGACGAAGATGCTTTACGTTCGTTGCTAGATGTAGGTAATTCTACTTCTTGGATTAATGATGATGTTAATTTAATGAAAGATGAACAGGAGCGTAAGTATCATGCTTTTAATAGACCTACCGAAGTTTATGATGCATTAGAATTTTGGGGTAAAATAAGTGGGAAAATGTTACGTGAGTGGGGTATGGATGAAGATGAGGCACCTGATGAATCACAAGAATATGATGCAAATGTATGGATAATTGGGGATTATATTGTTAAGGCAGTATTAAATTATGACCCATTAGGTGAAAAACCATATTGCAAGACTTCCTTTATTAAATCTCCAGGTTCATTCTGGGGTAAAGGAATACCAGAAGTTATTGAAGATTTACAAAATATATGCAATGCATCAGCTAGAGCATTAGTTAATAATATGGGGATTGCTTCTGGCCCACAAGTCGAAGTGAATCTAGAACGTATACCTCCTAATGAAGATATAACACAGATGCACCCCTGGAAAATATGGCAGGTTACTAATGATCCATTAGGATCAAGTTCTCCTGCTATTAAGTTTACTCAACCAGAAGATAATGCGTCTACATTAGTAGCTGTATATGAAAAATTTAGTGGCTTGGCTGATGACCATTCAGGTATACCATCATATGTATCTGGTGATCTTAACGTACATGGAGCAGGACGCACAGCGTCTGGGCTATCTATGTTAATGGGGTCTGCCGGTAAAGGTATACGTCAAGTAGTTATGCATATTGATAGTGATGTTATTAAGCCTGTTGTAAATAGACAGTTTATTTACAACATGCGATATGATGAAGACCAAAGTATTAAGGGAGACTTACAAGTTATCCCACGCGGAGCAATTAATTTAGCTGTTAAAGAAACAACTAATGTCCGCAGAATTGAATTTCTTAACGCAACTGCTAATGAGATTGACATGGAGATCATCGGTAAAGATGGTCGTGCTGCACTCTTACGCGAAGTTGCAAAAAGTTTACAGATGCCTGTTGATCAAATTGTACCATCTCGGGAAAAATCTAGTTATGAAGATAAGCAGCAACTTGCTCTTTCTGAGTCACAAGCTCAGCAGCAGCCTGAACAAGCTACACCTACACAACCAGACGGTAGTCCCAAAGGTGGTATGGATAACAACATAGTAAGTAATAGAGACACTGGAGGTGGCGGTTGATTAGACCAGAACCTAGAGTTGTTCATGCTTTATCAGTAATGGTAAGACAATATCCTGAACTCCTTGATTGGATAGAGGAATGGTACAACCATGAATTAAAGCAATTACCTAACGTAACAATAAATATGACACTCGCACAGGGGCGGTGTCAGGTTTTATGTGAACTCTTACGAGTCGCAAAAGAGTCCCCTGAAGTAGCAGCAAAGTCTATAAAGGCAGCTGTTTAACGCACACCGATAGGAGCGTATTATGACATTACCAAAGCAAGTTCAGAAGCAATCTGAGGCAGTACAAGAGTTATATAAAGAACTCAATAATGAACAGGCTCAGGAAGAAAGTGCCGATGTTGAAAAAAATGCCGACAGTGTAGAAGAGCAAGCAGTTCAGTCTGAACCACAAGAGCAAGTGGTAGAAGACAACCAAGACGATGAAACAGTTGAACAAAGATATAAGACCTTGCAAGGTATGTATAATGCAGAAGTCCCAAGGCTACATGCTGACAAACGGGATTTGTCTAATCGAGTAAGTCAACTTGAACAATTACTTTCAAGCATGAGTCAACAACCTACAATAAAAGCTGTACCTGAGCAATCTGCGCCTAAGTTAATAACAGAGGCAGATGTAGAAGAGTATGGTGATTCTATTGAGGTTATGAGGCGTGTAAGTAAAGAAGAAACTTCAGCTGCACAAAAAAAGCTTGAAGCTTTAGAGAAACAAATAGAATCTTTACAATCTAATGTTATACCTAGAGTAGAACAAGTTGCAGCTAATCAAGTTAAAACCTCGGAACAGGCTTTTTGGTCTGAATTATCTACGGCTGTACCAGATTGGAGAGATACAAATGATAGCCAAAAATTCCAAAATTGGTTATTAGAAATTGATCCTTTAACTGGAATTAGTAGACAAACTTATTTAGAGGATGCACAGCGTAATCTAGATGTAGGAAGAGTCTCTAATTTTTTCAACGCTTGGAGAGGAAGTAATGGTAGTGAACCTAATGCTCAGAATAATCGGAAGGCTCAATCTTCTGCTGAATTAGAACGTCAAGTTTCTCCAGGTAAGGGTAAATCATCTGGTAGACCACAATCTGGTTCTAGTAAAACTTATTCTCCTAACGATATAAAATCATTTTTTGAAGATGTACGTATAGGTAGTTATAAGGGTAAGGAAGAAGAGCGTGATCGAATAGAACGCGACATTTTCTCTGCACAACGAGAAGGTCGTATTGTCACTGCAACAACTTAAACAGGAGGCCTAAATGGCATTCGCAACTTCACCGGGACACCCTACGTATTCCGGAAATTTTATACCTGAAATTTGGTCAGGGAAGTTGGTTGAAAACTTTTACGATGCTACCGTACTGGGAGCAATCGCAAATACTACATATGAAGGCGAGATTAAAAACATGGGTGACACGGTTAATATCCGTACTACCCCTGATATTACTCTCCGTACATATGTAAAGGGTCAATCTTTAACGGTTGAAAACCCTAATAAAGCCAAACTTCAACTTCTAATTGACAAAGGCGAATACTTCGCTTGTGTTGAAGATGATGTTGACCAAGTTCAATCAGATGTAAATATGATGGATCAATGGTCTAAAGACGCTTCAGAGCGTATGAAGATTAAAATTGATACTCGTATTTTAGCTGATGTTTTAGCAGATGTTGACTCTAATAATAAAGGAGCTACCGCTGGACGAATCACTAATAATAATTTAGGTGTGACTAGTTCTCCAATAGCTATGACTACATCCAATGTTATCGGCAAGATCGTTGACTTAGGTACTGTATTAGATGAAGCAAACTGCCCTGAATCAGATCGTTGGTTAGTTATCCCAGCTAAATTGGGTGGCTTGATTAAACAATCTGATTTAAAAGACGCATCTATTACAGGTGATGGTGGATCACCATTACGTAATGGACGTCTCGGCATGATCGACCGTTTTACGGTTTATGTTAGTCATAACCTATCTATTTCAGGTTCTGAATTTAGCGTTTTGGCTGGACATAAAATGGGAATCACATTCGCATCTCAGATGACGAATATGGAAACCATTCGTTCAGAAACAACTTTTGGTGATATTATCCGTGGCCTGCAAGTTTATGGCTACAAGGTAGTAAAACCTGAAGCCCTTGCAACCTTAGTTTGTACACTATAACCCAGGAGGAATAAGTTATGGCAGCATATACAGACACCGTTGGGTTTAACAAAGGTTCAGCGGCTTTAAGTTCTAACAAAGGTTTACATAAAACTTCTTTAGTTGAAGTAGATCTTAATTTTGTAACAATAACTGCAGATCGTGCAGCAGCGAGCCTTACGGCTTTATTAGCTGCTGACACTTTACAGATTATCCAAGTTCCAGCTAAGACATTTGTTATAGCTGTTGGTATTGATGTTACTACGGCTGATGGCACTGCTGGCACCGTTGACATTGGTACAACTGGCGGTGATCCAGATGGCTTTATTAATGGTCATGATTGTAATGCAGTCGGTTCAGCGGTATCTACCAACAACACACTTGTTGAAGGTTCACCTAATACTTTTGAACCAGCATTCGGTAATGGACATTACTTTGCCGCTGCTGACACAATTGATATGTTATTCATCACTGCTCCGCAGGATGCATCAGTCATGCGTGTTTGGGCGTTAATGGTAGACGTTTCAGGCGGTGCTTCGTAGTAGTTATTGATTAGTAACCCGTAGGGGGCGTTAAAAACCCCCTACACCTTTAAAAGGAAATATTATGTCACAACAAATAGATCATAGGGGTATAGCAGTTGATACTAAGAGATGGCTACGCAATAAAAAAGATGGCGAAATCTATGGTTGGAATGAAATTATTGCAGAAAATCCTAATGTAGAAGAAGTAACTGAGGAAGAAGCATTCCCAGAAAAATTTGTGCCTAAAGCACAGAAAAAGAGAAAACCAGTATTAAGTCTTAAGACAAAGGTTGTGCCTGAAGCACCACCTAGTACTAAACCTGAGTTAAGTGAGGAAGCATCTAAGGGATTACCTAAGTGACCCCAGCTACTATAGTTACAGAAGTAAGACGACTATTACAAGACTCAGATACCACACAAAGATATACTGATGCTATTCTT